CGGAGTCCTCTACCGGCAGACACTCGACGAACTGGGACTTGATCATCAGCTCTACCAAGACACCCTCGACTTTTACGATCGAGACTACTCGACGTTCTTCCGTCGAGTAGTCTCGACTCGATCCAGGGCGGAGCTAGAAGCCTACGAACGTCATCTGTGGCGGATTGGGCAGGAGGTTACTTCTCTCATCTCGGATCCGTCACTCATCTACCCGTCTCCATCACTCTACCGTTGTGGGAGCTGCCCGTTCCTCCAGGCCTGCAAGGAGGCGGACAGTGGTGGAGACCCTGAGGCGATCCTCTCCCTCTGGCCCATGGCCCAAAATGACCTCGAATTCGGTGAAATTGGCCCTTGACCTTGGCCCGAAAATGTTTTATAATACCTATAAAGAAGGTCGCCCCCAGGGGCGTAGACGTAAGGAGGTGACATGCCCAAGCCAGTAGTCCAACCGGTGAAGCCATCCCAGCGGCGGTTCTTGAAGACTCTGGTCGTCGGAGACGTCGGAGTCGGCAAGACTCGATTCGTTGGGAGTGCTCAGCAGGACCCCCGGACGTCCCCTCTCCTCATCCTCGACTTCGAGGGCGGGACGTCTTCCCTCGTCGGGATTGACGTCGACATCCTCCCGATCCGTACGTGGGAGGACTACGAGGCGGCCTACGACTACATCCTGGACCACCCCAACACGTACCGGTCGGTTGCGATCGACTCCGTGACCGAGACTCACGTCTTCGCCCTCCTCAACATCCTCGAGGAGGAGGCCGATGACCGGAGGACACGGGGGCAGGCAACCGACGTCCTCCAGCAGTCGGACTACGGTCGAGCTCTGGTGCAAATGAGGAGGCTCTTACGGGCTTTTCGGGATTTGGACTGCCACATCTTCTTCACAGCCCTGTCCCAGGAGGTTCTCGAGCCAGGAGTCGGGGTCGTAAAGAAGGCCAGCCTTGCAGGTCGTCTCTCAGATGAGATCCCCGGGTTGATGGACGTCGTCTGCTTCCTCACCCTTGCCGATCCTCCGACCCCTCGGTCTCTCCGAGATGAGAAGCCTCAAGGTTCCCGATGTCTCATCCTCAAGAACCACCCACGGTACCGGGCGAAGGTCCGGACCCCGTGGGTGTCGTCCATCCCAGACATCCTCTGGGACCCAACGGTAACTTCACTGTTTGACGCTCTAGGGATTGACTAGTCTTAGAAAAGGAGACTCACATGCCCGTACACATTTCAGCGGCGGAAGTGTCGAACCAGCTGCCGGAAGACGTCTATCCGGCGGTCATCACCAAGGCGACACTCGAGTTGGCCCGGTCCGGTGAGAGTTACAACCTCGTCCTCGAGTTCGAGATTACCGGTCCCGGAGAGAACACCGGCACGGATGCAGTTGGCCGTTCGTTTCGGTCTTGGGGGAATCTCTCCAGGAGAGCCATGTGGCGGGTATACTCTTGGCTCGTCCGTCTGGGTTGCATCGAGGACGGGAGTGATATTACTATCGAAGAGGACCCCTTCACCAAGGAGGTCATTTCTCCTGAGATCGTTGGTCGAAATTGTCTCTTGGTGATCCGGCCTCAGCCGGACACCCGGTACAACGAGATTGTCGACTTGTACGGCCCGGAGGGGGAGGGTCGCCCGGATGGGCAGATGAAGACTTCGAAACCACGTCGACCGAGTTTGCGCTGAAAGGAGAGGGGACCGAGATGCAGTACGGATCCTTCCTTGGACGTTCCGTTCGGGAACCGATCAAACTCCCTGAAGCCATTCCGATCCCGGATGGACGTCGGTGCCAGCTGGATGAAATCGTTCTACGCTCGACCGAATTCACCTCACTCTGCCCCGTCACGGGTCAGCCCGATTTTGGCGAGGTGATTGTCTCGTTCATCCCGAGGGACCTCATCCTCGAGTCGAAGTCGTTCAAGCTCTACCTGTGGCAATTCCGAGAACAGGGACACTTCTGCGAGGAGCTTGCCGTGAGGATCGCCGATGACCTCTACGAGGTCCTCTCGCCCATCGACTTGACGGTTACGGTGGTCCAGGCCCCTCGAGGTGGGATCTCGATCCGTGCCATAGCTCGAAGGAAGTCGTCACATGAAGATTGATACCGTAACGATCTGCTCAGGAGGGTTGGACAGCTCAACCCTCCTCTACCTCCTTCGGGAGGAAGGACGACAGCAAGCTGTAGTCACCTTTGACTACGGTCAACGTCATCGTCGGGAGATTGACTGCGCAAGGTACCATGCATGGTCACTTGGCCTCCCACATCGAGTTGTCGACCTCCGTCCAACCTTTAGTCACATGGTGTCGGCCCTCCTCGAAGGGGCTCAACAAGAGGTCCCGACCATCGAAGACGTCCTGGGGGACCCACAACCCCCAACTTACGTGCCCTTTCGGAACCAAATCTTCCTCTCCGTGGCCTGTGGGATAGCCGAGAGTCTCGGGGCCCAGACGGTTGCCTACGGAGCACAGAGGCATGACCTCTACGGATACTGGGACACGACCGATGAATTCATCGAGAGGTTTCAATCTCTGATTGGCCTCAATCGGAAGACGTCACTGACCCTCTACGCCGCCTTCGTGGGTTACTCAAAAGAGGAGATCGTCCGAGAAGGTCTTCGGTTGGGAGTCAACTTTCGTCACACGTGGTCCTGCTATCGCGGAGGGTCACGGGCCTGCGGGCGGTGCCCGACCTGCTCGGAGAGGCTGGCCGCTTTCTCCCGTGTGGGGGTACCGGACCCTCTCGAATATGACGTAACCTAGGGGAGAAGACAATGTGTGGGATTTTTGGAGTTTATTCCCCCCTACGGGTCCCTCTCACCGTGGTAGAGGAGCTTGTTGAAAAGAATCACTCTCGGGGGAGCTCGTCCTTCGGGTACTACACCCGATGGCCTCGAGGGGAGAGCCTCCACCGTGAGCTAGGAGACTACAATGCAGAGTCGATCGTCATCCCTCTTTCGTCAACCCTCCTCCTCTTCCACGGTCGAGCCCCCACCTCTGGGAGCCGAGGTCTCCTGGGAACCCAACCATTTATGTCCCAGAGGTGGGTTTTCGGGCATAACGGGATTCTCACGTCATGTCCCGAAGGGAGCCCCTCCCAGAGTGATTCGAGCCGGTTCTTTGACCTCATTCTCTCGTCGCTTTCCCCCCGGGAGGCGTGGATTGAAACGACCTCATCCTCTCGAGGATCTCTACCATCGAAAGTGTTGGGGGAGGCCATCGCTCAGGCGTCAAGGGACGTCGACGGGCAGTTTGCCTGCTTCCTTTACGACCGAGAAGGGGAGCAGCTATTCCTCTGGCGTCAGATGGCCCCTCTGTTTCTCTCCCTCAACCCGGTCGGAAGTCTTATCGTCTTTTCATCCGTCAAGACCAGCCATTCGACATCACCGGTCACCCCCGGGGAAGTGGTCCGGGTAGATCTCAAGTCCTTTCGTCAAGAAGTCGTAGGCACCTTTCCCAATCGGTCAATCTATCAAGGAGTCTAGGAGGTTTCGATGTCATTCGTCGTCACCATCTCGAAGAAGTACACGTTCGATGCGGCCCATTTTCTCACGAATGTTCCCCCAGACCACAAGTGTGCACGTCTCCACGGCCACACCTACATCCTCGAAGTCTCACTTCGAGGTCCGGTGAATAACGGTTTCGTCATCGACTTCGGTGACCTCGATGCCGTTGTCAAGCCATTTATCCACTCATACCTCGACCATCGAAATCTCAACGATGTTCTCCCGCCTGAGATACCTACAACGGTCGAGCACCTTGCCAAGTTCCTCTTTGAGACCTTTTCTCCATCGCTACCCAACCTGGTGGCTATTCGAGTCTGGGAGACTCCAACTAGTTGGGCCGAGTACCGTCGAGATGACGAGGGGAGAGAGGGATGAACGCTGAGATCATTTCTCGACAGTGGCTCTTGGTCTCTGAGCTCTACCCACACCCCACGGTTCAGGGGGAAGGGCCGTCTATCGGACGTCGATGCACCTTCCTTCGACTCGGAGGGTGCAACCTCCGATGTGGGATCAACGGGGGGTGGAGGTGTGATACACCCTACACCTGGGACTTCCAGGGAGTTCTAGGCCACCGGTACGACCCTCAAGTAGAGCTAACTCGTGTCACGATGCAAGATGTCGTCTCCTGGTTGAGGGGCCATGTTGCTCAAGGGGTCGACCTCCTTGTCATCACCGGGGGAGAGCCCCTCCTTCAACAGGCCGGTCTCTGTGAGCTGATCCGTGTCTCTCGTTTCGAGTTCCCCGACCTAGAATTCGAAATCGAAACGAACGGTACGATTCGACCTCTCACGGCTCTCTTGTCGTCTTCCCGTGTCTCGTTCAACGTCAGCCCGAAGCTGTCGAATTCGGGGAACCCACGGGATCAAAGGATCAACCTCGTGGCCTTACGGGACTTCGTCAAGGCGAAAGCGATCTACAAGTTCGTTGTCTCATCGCCAGATGACCTTGATGAGATAGACGACCTTGTCACCCAAGCCGAGATCCCACGTCGTCGAGTCTACCTGATGCCTGAGGGGACGGACTCGGAGACCGTCTCTCGACACCTGACCGCCCTTGCCGACCTTGCCATCAAACGGGGCTACAACCTCACAACTCGACTCCATATCATTCTCTGGGGGAAAGAGAGGCTTCGATGACTCAATCTCAATCTCAATCTCGATCTCATGTTGTCGAGAGTGTTCGACACCTCTTAGAGGCATTGTCGGTTGACACCGGGGATCCCAACTGGGAAGAAACTCCCCGACGATTCGCCGACTACTTGCTGGAACATTGGCCGTCACCCGACGAGGTGTCCCGTGTCCTCGAAGATGCCCGGAGGGCCACATTCCCCTCGGACTACCGAGGGATTGTCGCCCAGTCGGGTATCCGTGTCTTCGGGATTTGTCCTCACCACCTCCTCCCGATCGAATATACTCTCGATCTGGGCTATATTTCGTCCGGCAGGGCTATCGGGCTGTCTAAGCTCGCTCGACTAGCTGAGCTGATTGCTCGACAGCCTCTCATCCAGGAGGACGTCACCCACCGTCTTGCCCAGACTCTATGCGAGGTCCTGGAAACCCCCCACGTCATCGTTGTCGTCCGGGGGATCCACAGCTGCATGAGGATCCGGGGGGTGGAACAGCTCGACACAATAACCTCAACCTCAGTCGTTGGAGGGTTCTTCGAAGAGGACGACCGTGGAGCCAAGCAGGAGTTCTTACGGCTGATTTCTCGGGAATAGGTCAAGAGGTCAAGATCGAGTCAAAATCCTTCTTGATTTTGACTCGATTCGGTTTTATAATATCTATAAAGGTCACCCCTACCCGTGGGGGTGGATCGAAACAACCCGAGGAGGCTCACATGGATGACAAGACCGAAGACATCGAAGTTTCCCCGACCGGGGGTCTCAACTCACGGATCGAGGGACGTTGGGATCTGCTCGAGTACCGAGCTCTGGCTCGCCTGGTGGCCGTACTTGACTACGGAGCGAAGAAGTACGGTGACGAAAACTGGCGACTTGACCCTCCGGAACTCCACCTCAAACATGCCCTTGGGCATATCTTCCGCTACCTCGAAGCTCGAAGACTCAACGGGAGGCAACCCGTCCCCCATCGACCGGGGGCTGACGACCTCGGCCATGCTTTTTGTCGACTCATGTTCGCGTTAGCGACCGAGGAGGACGGGGAGGGGAGAGGATGAAAACGGCCATAATCCCACCCATCCACGATCTTGACCTTGCTCGAGGTCGACACTACCACCTTCTCCTGTCCCATCTCTGCCACTTCCCGGAGTACCGGGACTTCTACCGGGACGCCGGGGGGTACCGGATCCTTGACAACGGGGCCCACGAGAACCAGGCGGGGGAGGGGCCGGAGCACCTCTTGAGATTGGCAGAAGAGATCGGAGTGGACGAAATCGTCTGCCCCGACTACCTCTTCGATGCCGACAGGACCGTGGCCTTGACGGGAGGAGCTTTGAAGGTCCTCTCCTGTACTCCCGGGAAGAGGTACCGGCTAATGGTCGTTCCTCAGGGGAGTTCTCTGACGGCCTACCGACGATGCCTCTTCCACCTTCTGGAGCTGTGGGAAGAGCATGCATGGCATCGAGATCTCACCATCGGGGTGTCGAAGGACTACGAAGAGTTGCCCGGAGGCCTTCTCCGTCTCCTCGAAAGGGACATCATTCCTCTTGCTGATGAGTTCTCAGCAGAGGTACACCTTCTGGGCTGGGGACGGAAGGCTACCGACCTGTGGGAAATCAGCCGTACCTTCGGGGAGCGGATCCGGTCCATCGACAGTGCCAAGCCGGTGGTGTATGCTCGGTACAACCAGCTTCTCCCCCTCCCGTGGTCGGACGAGTTCCCGGCATACCCGGGACGTCCAAGGGATTACTTCACCACTCCGCTGACACCCGAACAGCGGAGGATGGCAATCAAGAATATCGTTGCTTTTGAGAGGTGGGCCAATGAAGGCGAAAACACCTGAAGCCGAACGGGAGCGTAGACGGAAGATTTCGGAAGCCCGTAGAGCTCGAGAAGCCTCTCGAGAGGTGTCTCCCCCGGTGACACGTAGGGCGATTGACCTCCCCCGGAGCCACTCTCGAGAGGAGTTCCCCGAGGGGGCCATCCTGGGGTGGCTCCCGGTGGCCGGGACCCTCATCCCCGTGATCCGGAGGCAGAAATGAGCTGCTTCTTTCGACAACGCTGCCCGGGGTGCCCTTACGGGCAAAACCCGATAATCCAAGGGGACGGGTCTCCTCCACCCCGGGGGTTGATGATCATCGGCGAGGCACCCGGCAATGACGAAGTCAAACAGGGAAGGCCGTTCGTGGGGCGATCCGGCCAGCTCCTCCGGAAGACCCTTCGAGCACTCGGGGTGGTCCCGGAGGAGATCCGGATCACCAACGCCACAATCTGCCACCCCACGGGGAACGCCACACCGACCAGTAGGGCGATCGAGTCTTGTCGATCGGAGCTCCTTCGTGAAATCTTTGAGTACCGCCCGAGAAAGATCCTGACGCTGGGAGCCACGGCACTTGAAGCGGTCTCCCCCCTCCACTCCCGTGTCCCGTTGGGGAGGACACGGGGGCTGGGGATCCGGTTGAGACTAAGCCACCCCACGACCGGGGAGGAGCTCTCCGTCTATCTCGTCCCGACCTTCCACCCGGCGTACATCCTTCGGGAGGAGGAGGCTTTTCGAGACTTCGCATACGATATCGAGAAGTGGTTGTCATCGGAAGAGCCTCTCCCTCCCCCGGAGGTCACGGTGGTCGTCACTCGATCAGCAGAAGAGGTCAGAGACGAGCTGGCCTTCCTTCGAGAGGCCTCGGTCGTCTCATGTGATATTGAGTCGTCAGGGTTCGAGTTCTACCGTGATGAGCTCTTCTCGGTGGGGTTTGGGGCACAGACGGTCGACGGGAAGGGGTACGGTGTCATCATTCCACGAGAATTGATCCCGGATCCGGTGGTCTCTAGGCTGGTGAGGGACTTCGTTCGAGAGTTCCCCGGGAAGCTGGTCTTCCACAACGCGAAGTTTGACCTCCAGTTCCTCTGGGCGTGGTGGGGGGAGCAGGTCCTCCCTCGAAACCTCCACGACACCATGCTCTTGAACTACTGTCGAGATGAACGGCCTGCAGGTCGTCACAGTGGGCATAGCTTGAAATCAATTTCTCGGGTCTACTACGACATCCCGGACTACGGGTTTGACTTCGATTCGTTCGTCAAGTCCCCCGAGGAGACACGGGACTGGGAACGCCTCTACCGATACCAGTCACTCGACTGCTATCAAACGGTCCGGTATTTCCATGACGTATGCTCGGCCCTCCCACAAGAACGTCCTCGAGTACTCGAGGGAGTCTACTCCCCCATCCTCATCCCGGGGTCCGTTGCCTTGACTCGAGCTGAATACCGTGGGATTCGAATCGATCGAGGTCACCTTGAGGCTCTCCGAGACCGATTTTCTCGTCATCTTGATCAACTTGGATCTCGACTCCTGGGGTGGATCGACTCCCGTGGGGGGCGTGTGACAAATCTCAATTCTCCCAAGCAGATGGTCGATTTTCTCTTTGGCCATCTAAAACTCCCCGGCCCAGCAACCACGGAAAAAGAGTCACTCCTCTTCCTCACCACACGGGTTGACCCCGATATCAAGCAGTTCATCGAAGAGTTCCTCGACTACCGACTCCATTCTCGAGTCCTTGGAACGTACATCGAAGGGCTCTTGAAGAAGTCTGCTGCAACCGGACGGATACACCCGGACTTCTGGATCCACGGGACGGCCACCGGTCGTCTCTCGTGCCATGACCCAAACGTCCAAAACATCCCAGTTCTCATGGGAACGGAGATCCGGAAGGCATTTCTCCCGTCAGAGGGGTTTCTCTGGGTAGATGCCGACGAATCTCAACTGGAGCTTCGAGTTGCTGCTGAACTCTCGAGGGATGAGGCCATGATACAGGCGTATCGAGATGGACGAGACATCCATCGAGAGGTTGCTTCTGCGATGTTCGGGAAGCCCCCGGACCAAATCACCGACTACGAGAGGTACCTTGCAAAGTACGTCGACTTCGGTGTCATCTACCAACGGTCGGCCCAGTCGGTGGCCAACGGGTGGGAGATGACCTACTATGAGCTGAAGTACAAGCAGCCGAAATGGACGGTCGAAGAAGCTGAGTTTTTCATCTCACAGTTCTTGGGAGGCTTCCCCGGCCTCCAGAAGTGGATCAACGAACAAAAGCAGTGGGTTCGTCGTCATGGGTACGTTGAAACTCTGACGGGAGCACGGAGAGAGTTCCCCCTCCGATGGGCAAACCTGGCGAGTATCGAACGTCAGGCGGTAAATACTCCTATCCAGGGGACGGCATCCCACATCACCTTTGCAGCTCTGTCGAAGATCCAAGAGACATTTGTCCAACGGTGGCCCGGGAAGGCGTACGTCCTGATGACCGTCCACGACTCAATCGGATGTGAAGTGCACGAATCTCTCCTTTCACGGACTGCTCGTGGGTGGGAAGGAGAACCGATTGACATCATCCGTCAAGCAATGGAGACCCCACCGGTCCCGATGGTCGTTCCACTCAAGGCCGACATCAAAGTTGGGACCTCTTGGGGGGATGCCGCAAAGGATTGAAGACATGACACCGATTGATCTCCTCAGGGACTATA